AACGACGAGCCGAGAGAGTATTTACCTGCCGGGGCATGTACTCGGCCTCCCGTCACTTTGGATGCTACATAGTCGACAGCGCCCTGGAATGCGGGCGCGTCATCGCTCGCGCCATCTTTCTTGGCCCCGAACATCAGCGGCGTTACATAACCTGGCAGGACGCGCAGCCAGCGTCCCGCTACTGCCGGATCAGGGGCAAAGACAACACCTCCATCATCCGCAGCAGTGCTAGCCGAATCCCAATAAAACTCACCGCCACCCAAGAACTCAGTCGAAGGAAAGACTGGCGGGTGGTAGCTCAGCACAGCGACCCGCTGACCATCTTTTAGACTGGTAATGTTGAGCCCCTTCATATCTGAGGTCGAGCTTACCCGAATAGTGCGCTGGTCAAGCGCCCTTGCGATTGATTGTTGACCTGTTGAGCTTAAAGTTACCGCCACCCCTGCCGCCAGCTCCTGCCGTAGCGCGCCATCACCCACAGAAACAACGCTCTCACCCTCGGTCGTCCAATCGCCAGTCGTCGTATACGGCAGATCCAGAGATGGCCCAGCCCGGTAATACTCTCCCTCGCGTAGAAAGATCTGATTACGCGCCGTGATTTCCAGGCCAGCGGCATAGTCGCCTATATCCTGATAACCCGATTCCAGCAAGAACTCTTGAAATGCCTGCTCAATGCCGTGCCACGTCTTGCGGGATTTACCCAGGCGGTCATCGTGTGCAGTTTTTTCTTTGCTAAGCGCCAGCACATCAAGGTTTTCGGCGTTGTCGTACAGGTCGCGGGGGTCGGAACTGCCTACAGGGTTGCCGGTGTTATAGGTGGTCATTGGGATTCCTTAAATAGCATGCAAAAAAAAGCCCGCTCAATGGCGGGCCTGTTCGGGTGTTGGTGGGTTAGGCGGGCGGGCTGTCGTTGTCTGAGGCGTAGACCTCGGGGCTATAGTTCGTTGCCTCTACGCTCACACCTTCAAAGCCTTGCGGGTTAATGTCAGTGATTAGCGCTGGGAATGACCATTCATCGATCCTGCCGAAATACAGATGCGGCAGCTCACCGCGACGGTCGATCTCTGGCCATTCGTCCATATCAGCAATAACGTGGTATTCGTCCTTGCCTTCTGTCGCGGGGTGGGGTCCGGCCAGCGTACCGTCAGGACGACGCCATGCAATGACATGGCTAACATCTTCGGTCCATTCCAGCGGTTCAGATGAGCGAATCACATCGCCGTCAATGTCCTCAATCAGCGCTGATTGGCCGTAGCCCGGCACGTCATCCAACAGAGCGACATAGCTCATGTATCGGCTGTTGAGTGCATCTAGCTCGGTATCGAATCGATACGACCAGCGGCGGTACTTCATACGGCGGCGCTCTCTCATGCCGATTTGCCATGCCTTGGTGCGACTTGTGACGCCCTCAATGCGCAGCTTCTCTGCCTTGAATCCAGCGTCACCGGGTAGGCGGCACTCTACGGTCTCCTGAGTCCAGGTCTCGGCGCTGAAATACTCAACATCTACCCCGTCGGCGTCGTCAGGCCTGGGGGCTTGCACGCTTCGCCTGAGCGGGCCTGTCATGTTTTGGGGTGAGTAGCCGTGCTCAAAGTCGGTTCGTGGTTCATCACGCACCGCGCGGATGCGGCCAGCATCAACAGTAAGCTCTGACATGCCCGCCAGCAGCGCACGATTGAGCGACTCTTTCACTGTGCTGTCATCGTCAGTGACGAAGTCGAAGTAATCACCTCGGGCGCGCCAGGTATTGTCGAGTCTGTCTAGTTCATCAAAATCAATCTCGGCATCTGTATAACCAACGCTCTTAGCCACGTAGGCCACCCATGGCGCAATGTCACGTGTTGCCTGGGCGGGCTGCCATGCCCCATTAAGGCGAATAGGCAGGCGCCGCGTGGCCACTACTGACACTTGATTCTCTGTCTGGCTGGCGATCGTGTCCGAGCCTATCAACGTAATCGCGAGCGCTGTGACGCCCGGGTAGCTCGATACGTGCGGCAGCTTGCAGCGCAGGCCGTACCATTCCAGTCGATCAATTGCCTGGGTTGAGGTGTCCTCGCCGCTCGTTCTGCGTAGCCTGATTTCAGGCGTCATCGCCACGGGCAGATTCGTAGCAAACGTCCAGCCGAGCTGATTGCGCGTGCCACCACTCACGTTTTGCGTAACAGATGACCACGCGGTTGTGCCAAGCGGCCGATACTGCAGCTCAACTGTCCGCGTGCGACCCTCAATATCTCCGTTGTCTTTGATGTAGCCCAGCCCCTGGGGAGCAAAAACATCCCACTCAATGCGCGTGGTGACTTCGCCTTGTGGGCACGCTAGAAACGGGCCGGCCCAATCACCACTTATGGCAGATGAGTCAAGCGCGATAGCCGCATCACTGGTTGTCATTGACTCGAACCCGGGCCAGCCTGAATCTACCGTGCCGTCAGGGTTTAGGCGGGAAACTGTAAACCCAACGTGTCGCGTTTTTGTAACAGTGACATCTGTGCAAGTTGTCACTCCATTGCCATCAGTAGTGCATTGCTCCTCAATAACTTGGTAGCTTTCAGTTATTTTAGAATTAATGCGATAGCGCACCCCGGTGTAGTCGATAGCGGCGAGCGTAAACCCGAGATCCAGAAACGCGGCGGGCGTGGAGTCGGCATTGTCGAGGGTCATTGTATTAGGCGTGCCCGCCGCAAAGCTGGCCACTAGATAATCACCGTTAATCGCTTCGCTGCCGCGAATACTGATGGCGTCACCTATATCGAACGCTTCAAACTCTCCCTCAACAATGTCGCGGAGGTAATTGTCACTTACGTCCTGCCCGCCGTCGGTCACCTCCACATCTTTGAGAATATCGATTTGCAACAGCATGCCTACGTCCCAATCGGCTGGGGGCGAGCCTGCACCTATCGGGATGGTGAAGCCATTGCCGCTAAAGCTGATCGCGCTGGCGTTAACGGATTGAGTTAAGTTCTGACCGGCTTTGAGGCGAAGGCCACTGGCGCCCACACTTGCGCCCACTTCGGGCGCGTTGTACCAGCGCTGGTGCGCAATGTGGCTGGTGACGTTCTCGCCCGGCTGATAAATGCGGTAATCAACATCGCCACCCAGTGAGGCGATTGGAGTGGCGCCTATCTTGATCTCAGCATCGGGTATCGTGTATTCGCCCTTACCCACGCACAACAGCAGATCCAGCGCCTGAGTGGTTGGGTTGACGAAGTAACGCCGTGGCGCTGTGAGGTAGTCCGGGTATGTTTTGTGGCGCCCTGCAATCTCCGGAATCACATCGCCAAGCTTGGGCTTGTTGCCCTGTGCGTTTGCTTCATAGATCGATGAGCCGCGCGAGCTTTTGCTGTTCTGACTGGGCAGTGATGGTTTGAGCAGCATAACCGCGGCCACGGCAGCCACCACGGCCACGGCGGCAATGATGAGGCTGGCAGGATCCTTTGGCTCTGGGCGCAGCTCGATATGGGTCTCGCGGGTAATCCATGTAGACGCCCATTGATCAGGCGCCACGACCACGCCATTCACCGTGGCGCTAATGGGTTGCTCTGCCCCAGGCGTAAAGCTAGGCACGTTCTTCACTAACCACTGCTCAAGCGACATACCGACAACGGCGTAGCGCTCCAGCGGTTCACCCGGCAGCGTGCTTGGGTAGATCAGCAGGTTATGCATCATGGTAATAAATCACCTTCAAATAGCGGCGCTCAAAATCACGCAGCGATAGCCAGCGCGGGCCACACTTGCGACCTGTTTCCAGCACGCCTCGACGGCCATCCAACTCAATGCACACGCCAAAGTGAATGCACACCTTGCCGCGCCATACCGTGGCGATAGCGGCGGGCGTTGGCTTGCAGGACTGCAAAGCTTTGGCTTCATGCTGGCAGATGCGCGTGATGCTGGGTTTGTCATCGGGAGAGATAGCGCCGTAAACGGGTAGCAATGGCAGCTTAAAAAGCTCGTGGCGAACGGCGCGCACTAGACCATAACAATCGAACGCAGTCGGCCCGCGCCCGCCGTCTTGATAGGTGGAGCGCAGGTAGTGCTCGATCATTAGATTAGCCTATGTATTTCAAACCCGGCGCAAAATCGACGGTGTAGCGGTCACGCGGCCACGCATAGCCGATCAAATCTTGATAGCTGGCCGTTACCTGAACGCTCGCGCCTTCAAAGTCAGCGGCCACCAAGACCATTTTCAATGGCGGTTCTGCTGGCGTAGATAAATCGCTGGAGAGAAATGTTCGATAGATCACCTCCACTTGCCCGCCTTGGGCTAACGCATCATCAATTGCGCGCTGTGCAATGCCCGTTACATTCTCGATGGCAAAGCTAAGGTCCTGCTGGCCACTGGCGTTGCGTGCGGGCAGTGATATATCCAAGCCGGACGCGTTAAACGTCACGGCTTCGCCGGTTTCGAGCGTGACGGTTTGATCTTCAAAGCCTGCGCAGGTGCGTATGGGCGAGAATGCGGAGTGTTTGATTTCAAGCGTCGGGATGATCACGTCATCACCACCTGAGGCGTAGACGATCTCGAGTAGCTTGCTCATGCTTCGGGCCACTCCTTATTGATCGCCTTGTCGATAATGCTGGAGCCGATGACTAGCTCTGGCATTAGCGCCCACTCACGCGGCAGGATCTGGCGTTCACGAATTTCCAGCTCAGCGCTAAAGCGCCAGTAACGGCCCGCCACCAGATCAGGGCCTTCATACATGTCGGTGAAGCGCACCTCGTAGGGTTTGATTCCCATCGGGGTTTTTAGCTTTGTGTAAAACCAATCAGTCCCATCATTGATGCCGCCGTATTCATGCGGGGCTGCAAACCACACTTCAAAGGCTTTAGCCTGACTATCATTCATTAGTAGCGATATAGGTGCCATGGTGGGCACCGACGTGAACCGGCGCCTTTGCCTCGCCCTGCCGCTTGCAAGCTCTGTGCGCTGCAGGGGTGAAACGTGGCGATTGCGATACCCTTCTTGTAACGGGATGGGCAAGCCTGCCGGGTAACTTACAAGAGCCATTATCTACCCCTCGGCTGGACGCCGTATTTGCCACGCATGGCTGAATCGACTTTGCCGTCTCCGGTGATGCTAGCCACCACCACATCGATTACCCAGCCTCTATCGTTATCTTTGCGTTGGCTGGTGGTGCCGGCCCGGCTTTTATCTTCGATTATATTGATAATGGGTGCGGCACCAGCGCCACCCCCACCACTCTCGCCTGGGCGATTCATCTGGCTCTCTACCCGCGCCAACGTAGCGTCCATTTTTGCGCTAGTTTCAGAGGTGGTAACCCGCTCACCTTTCTTCAGGTTCCAGGTGCCGTCTTCCGGCACTGACATGATGCCGTCATGCGCCTGCCCTGCTAGGCCAGTACTTTGGATGGTTGAAACAATGCCCGCCGTAGCGGCGGCCACGCTGGCCATTGCTGGAATGTTGGCAGGAAACGGGAGCGCCGCGGCGCTGGCAATGCCCTGTTGAATGGAGATGATTGCCGACGCTATTGCAAAGGCTTTTTCGGCAGCGAACATCGCTTTGAAGATACCGCTCTGCTCACCTGCGAACTGCTTTGAAATATCAGACAGGCTACCGAACAGGCTTTCCGCGCCAGCCATTTGCGCAATCATTCTCGCTTGCTCAATCCGCGCCAGCTCGTCTTCGTGCTCTTGCTTCAGGGCTCGCTCTTGAGCGTCCCATTGCTCGGTCAGGTCTGCACGGTCCTCTCGGAAACCTTCAAGCATTTCCAGCTGGGTGGCATACCACTCCTGCAGCTTTTCCTCTGCTTCGTCGATCTTATCCAGCTCACCGAACGGCCCGCCGATGGTGGCATCTAGCCCGCCGTATTCTGGCGCGTCGACAAACGCGGCTTCGGCAATGCGCGCGGCTGTTTCGGCGTACTCGTCGCTGGCCACATTGACGGCATCGAGCACGGCGAGGCGTTCGTGTAGCTGGTCGGTTAAACGCTCCTCAGTGGTGCGTAGGTCATCAAGTAGGTTTTGATAATCCTCGGCGGCTTTCTCGCTGGCTTCGTACGCGGCGATGGTTTCCAGTGCGGCGCGGGCGGCGCTGAGCTGCGCTACCGTGGCCCCGTCCTGTTCCAGCGCGTAGAGCATGGCCGCGTCCTCGGCCATGCCGAGCATCTCGGCCTGACGGCTAAGGGCATCTACCTGTTGCTGGATGGCATCCACGCTAGCTGCCGCTGACGCTGCAATACCGCCACCCTCTCCAGGGCGATCATCATCACCAAAGAGGTTTTCGCCCCCGTCGCCCCCGAGCGCTGCCGCCGCTTCGCGTGCCTGAGCGATAAACGCCTGCAAGCGCTCAGATGGACGCGTGCCAGATTCCAGCTCTACTAACTCGGCCTGGGCGCGGCGTATTGCTGCCTCGAGCTCGCCAACCTGCTCTCGCATCGCGAACGCGATGTCTGGCTGATCGACAAATCCAATATCTACGCCCGGAAGAGAGTTCATCAACTCTATCAAGCCGTTTAGGCGGTTTATTGGCCCCTCGACAATGGCGGTTGCCGCCTCGGCCATGCTGCGCACTACGGTGAGCGAAAATTCTCGGGTAGTGACGCCCGCGACTTGAATCATGCGGTCGATGTCCCACACAGCATCTAGGAACCGCCCTAGATATAGCAACGATGTATCGACGCCACTCTGAACTGCGCTTTGCATGCCGCCCACAGAGCGCGCCGCATCATTGAAGTGGTTGGCCACCTCAAGCACGATAGGCGCCAGCTCTACGGCCAGGCCGTTTCGAGTTGATTCGACCAACCGCCCTGATCGACTCAACGCGTCGTTTGCTGCCTCAATAGCAGCAGCGTCGACCATGGATACCGACAGGCCGTATTCGTCTACCTCTTGGCGTGCTGCGCGAATCGCGGCACCGCCATCCATAAATAGCTGGGTCGCGGCGCGCTGCTCGAACCCCAATTGCTGCAAGTGCCGCGCCGCCTCCTGATTCGACAGGCCCATATCATGGATGCGGTCGGCAATGTGGGCGACGCGCTCATCAACGTCCATGTCGCGCAGTGCGGCAAGATCGAGATTCAAGCGCTGTACGGTTTTAAGTGCCGGGCCGCCGCTCATTTCTACGGCGCCCAGACGACGGTTCATCCGGTTTAGCGACGCCTCCATGCCGTCGATGCCGGAATCCGAGGCCGCGATGTTGACAGCCCGCAAGCCGTCAATGGTGCCCTCTAGCGAGCGCGCCAGCTTGGCCTGGCTGTCTATCGCGTTCATGCCCTCGCGGGTAAGCGCGGCTATGCCCCCCGCCGCTGCCGTTGCGGCAGCAACTCCAAGCGCGCCCACACGATTGGCGACCTTCTCAAACTCGGCCGCCATCTGGGTTGTGGTGCGTTTGGTACGGCGCTGAGCCTGATCCATCGGGCCCAAAAAATTGCCCGTTTTCAGCACCATGTCTAGCGTCAACTGACCAAGTGATCTAACGGACATAAAATCTCCAAATTGACGTAATTACGGCGACAGCCCTACCCCCACTCTTCCTGCGCCTGTTCCAGCGTCAGCACCGGTTGATCGGCATGAGGCATGAACTCGTAGACCTTCATTGCAGGGGTGCCCTGCTTGCGGTGCATGTTGGCTTGCTGAGCGACGATGGTGGCGGCGGCGCGCTCGATGCGCATGCCTACGTGCAGCGTGCCGCGCTTTTGCCTGAACGCTAGCCAGTCGAGGAATTCGGGGTAGCTGATGCGCTCTTTCGCTTCTTCGATGGTGCGCCCGCCGATGCCGTTGAGGACGAGCTCGTGCCAGACTTCGTCTTCGTCGGTAAGCTCGCCGGGCGCTTTCCCAGCTTTGACACCTTGCCGATCACGCGCAGTAGCTCATGCGTTAGGCTGTTGCTGAGTGGGCCGCGCTCGGGGTCAGCTTCGCCGGTAATGTCGGCCACGGTAAACACGGACTTACCCTCTTCATCCACAATGCAGTGAGCAATACGAGCCGCCAAGGGGTCAGTTTGGAGCTGACTGGCAACTATGTCGCTTTTAGCCGTCGCGTAGGAGAGCGGAAGCACATACACAGTGGCCTGGAAGTCTTGCCCCTCATGCTGCCAGTGAATAGTTTCTTCCACCGGCTTGCGGGGCACAAAGCCGCCCGAGGCGGCTAGGGTTTCAACACTGAGCTTCATACGGGCACCTTCGCGATCCATTCACCCTTGCCGCTACGCTGCATGGTCACCTGGGTGGCCACTAGGGTGTTGCCTTGGAAGTCGAACGGGAAGTCGCTGACGTAGGCTTGGAACTTGTACCAGGTGCGCGTAGTGGGCAGCACTACTTCGCCGGCGGTGATGGTGGGTTCTTCGGTGCCGTCTGACCAGCCAACGAACCATTCCAGTACGGTGTCTTCGTCGCCTTCAGCTAGCTCGC